TCTTGTCGAAGCCGGTGTAGGGGCGTTTCGTGTTGCTCACTTCTTGCCGCCGATTGCGGTGTCGAGTTCTTCTTTTGTGAGGACGCCGTCTTCGTAGTAGGCGCGTAGGACACGCTCGAGAACTTGTGCTGCTGCCATGAATCCGGCCATCCCTGCGGCTTTGCCGAGGTCGACGCCGAGGATTGCGCCTCCGGCTAGTGCTGAGAGTGCTGAGGTTCCGAATACTGCTGCGATGCGGGCGATGACTGTGGAGGGTTTCATTCTTTGTCCTTGAAGAATAGGGCTAGGCCGCATTGTACTAGGAGAGCGAAGCCGGTGATGAGCATTGCTTTTGATTGGACGGGGCCTGAGAGGGTGATGAGTGCTAGTCCTGTTCCGGCCCATGTCCAGATGTTGTCTTTGATGAAGTTCATTGTTCTACTTTGCGAATGGTTGGCATGGATACGAGTAGTGCAGTTGTAATAATAACTACGCGCCGGGTGGAGACGGGGACAGTTGAGCCGATTGGGATGTACTTGTCGGATGCTCCGCCGAAGATGTTGACTTTCTTCTCGAACACGGTTCGGACGGCCAGAGGTGCCGCTTGCACTGCTTCAATGATGGCGTCGGCTTGCGCGACCGTGAGTTGTTCGATGTCTAGTGTCTCGAAGACGGCTTCTGCTTCAACGGTTGACAGTTCGGCGACTTGTGCCGGGTCTGTTGCGACGTTGACGGCTTCGGTTTCGGTGTAGATCGGCTTGACTGGTTCGGGGGCTATTGTTGTCGTCGATGGATATGTTGTTGTGGTTGACTGCGGGGGTGCAGTTTGTGGTGATGTTGTTGGCGTGGGAGCACTGGAAGTCGAGGCAATGACTGTGGATGTTGTGCTTGTTGTTTGTTGGATGCTGCTTGGCGGTGCGATTATCGCTGCGATTGTTGTTGGCGGGGGTTGAGTTGAGGTTGTCGCCGGCGTCGTCGTCGTGGTGGGTGCGAGGGTTGTGGTGGTGCTCGTGGATGTTGTCGACGTTGAAGTCGTGGACGTTGTGGTTGTGGTCGAGGTTGAGGTTGAGGTTGTGGTCGTTGTTGGTGTGGTTGCGCCGCTCGTTGTGAATGCTGACGGAGGAACGATTGTCAGTTCTCCGCCGTTGAGAGACCATCCGAGCATGAAGCAAGTCCCGCCGCCGTTCTCGTAGAAGTGTCCCTCGAGTGTGAGTGGGACGCCTGCCGGGAGTGTTGTGATCTCTTCGGTTTCGTACGCGCTGCATCCTTGATCTATCCATTGGCCCCATTGTCGGCCGGCGATGTTCATGAGTCCGCCATCGTCTGAGGCAAGCCAGAAGCGGACGCTTGTTGTGCCTTGCGGGAGTGTGATGAAGCCTTGATAGTGGGCTAGGAATAACTCGTCCGGGCATTGGCCTATGGGGTCGTACTCGTAGACGATGTTGATGAACTCGGGTGTCTCTTGGCCGCATTGTGTAAGCGTTGAAAGGTCGAGCGAGGGTGGTGCCTCGGTGATGATGTAGCCGGTGACGGTTAGTCCTTGAGTCGTAGCCTTCGCGGACTGTGCTCCCGGTATTAGTGCGATTAGGACTCCTACAAGTGGTAGAAGTCGGCGGATCACGGCCAGAAAGGTCTATCAGAGAAGATCGGTTCGTCAGTTACGACCGGTTCGTCAGTTGCAACTGGTTCCTCAGTTGCGAGAGGTTCTGAGGGTTCTGAGGATTCCCATGTCCAACCGGTAGCAAGTAGTGCTTCGTATTCTTCTTCGGTCATTTCACGGATTTCGTCGTTTATTTGAATGAGTGGTCGTGTCATGAGTTATGCCTTTCGGTATCCGTAGACGGTAATAGTTCCGCCTGTAAAAGTTGTGTTAGGCACCAAAGTAAAGTCCGTGTATGCAGTTGCCGTTGCGTGAATACCTGAACTACTCCCGGCATTTGATGGGCTCACATAAGTCCCTGCATATGTTGTGTATCTAGCAAGGTTTGGGCCAAACAAGTCGATACCAAAAGAACAGACATTAGCGTCTACATAACCAATAAAAGACCAGTTAGCAGCGTTATTGCTTCCAATCCCTGATGCTGTTGGGGTTCCATAGGTATTCCCGTAAATTAGCGAATTGCTGTAGGTCGTTACTGATGCGCCTAATCTCATAGACATGACTCCGGTGCCAACACCAGCAGTATAAATAATTTTGTAGTTGTCGTATGTGCTGCTGAACGCGCCAGTTACCGTCACGCTTGCAACGGCTGTGCCAACCGTCTGCGAAGTGACATACACGAGTCCTCCGTTGGTGAGGTATGTGTTGATGTCGGATGCGGGGAGGGCGGTGCCGTCCGTGAAGTTTGATTTGACTGCCATGTGTGTCCTATGTGATGAGGTCGGTTCCGCCGATAAGGCTAGTTCCAATGATGAATGGGTTGGTGAATCGGACGGAGCCGTTGATTGTTGTGATCCAACGGTCCGGCGTGATTGTGTGCTCAATTGACTGGAGGATCTGGTTCATCGTAATAGTTGAGCCGACTTGTTGAACGATGTTGAGAGTGATGCGGTTGAGTAGTTCGAGGCCGAGGATGGTTGTCCATGAGGCGTCTGTTGCTGAGACGTTGACCTCGAGCGGGTCGATGACGACGGCGGGTGTGGCGGAGAATCCGACAAGAAGATTGCCGAGTGCTTGCGCTTGGTCGACGGTAGAGAGTTGCGTGTCAAATGAGCCGCCGGCGGTGCCGTATGCGGTGACACTAGCCGCATCGGAGACTTCTGTTGATCCGTCTCCGGAATACCCTACGGCGAGGGTGTTTCGTAGGTTATTGGAGTCGAGTCGATAGGCGAGTTCGGTGCCGATAGAAATGCCTGCTCCGCCGAATGAGGCTTGTGATGTGAGGCTTGTTCCTTGAAAAATTGCCTCTCGGGATGTAAGGGTCAGGGTTCCGGTTCGTGAGACGAATAGGTTGCCGCCTTCGGAGTCGGAAAGTGTTTGTAGTTCTTGAGTGACTGGCGGTCCGCCAGTTGAGATTTCGGCGACTGTTGCGGTGTATGAGGTTGATGGTGTTGCTGTGAGTGCCGACGGGAATGGTGTGTATCCGATGATCCGGTTGAATCGTGCGACTGATCCTTCGGTGAGAAGGCCGCGTCCGAGTCGGTAGATGGTTTTGATTTCTGTGCTTGTGAGTTTGCGGAACCAGACGGCGTGTTGTTGTTTTTGTCCTGACCGTGTGTAGTACCTTTCGGCTTCGGAATAAGTGGTTGCGCCGGAGTTGAAGATTGTGAGAGTGAGTGCTTGTCCGTCGATGTAGGCCGAGTCGATTGTTCCGCCGGCGTTGACGTTGACTGCGAAGTGATGCGGGACGTTGGTGTCGATTTGTAAAGTTGCGGTGTAGTAGGTAAATGATGTTTTGCCGATTGTGTAGACACGGAACTCGGAAGTACTAGCGAAATAGCCGATGTCCATTGTCGTTCCTGCTATTGCGCTAGCGATAAACGATGTTGAGTCTTGAGGGTTTGTTGAATACCATCCCGCAACGGCGAAGTCTGTCGCCGGTTGGACTTGTCCTATGTATCCCCATCCGAGAGATGTTGTTGCTTCGGAGACTTGAAGTGAGGTGTTCGGTAGTGCTTGTGCTTGTGCGGGTCCGTTAGCGGTGCGGAAAGTCGCTAGCGGTTTCAACGGTTGAGGGCTACTTCCGAGGTCTCTAAGTTCGTCACTTGCAAAGTCTTCGGGGTCTATTGGGTCGTCTAGTGGCCAGTAGTGACGCGGCGAGAGGCTGAGGATGTAGGTGCTTGAGATGTCGTCTGGTAGTTCTTCATCTGCTAATAATCCGAGCGCGTCGAAACATTGGACGGTGACGGTGGTGTCGTAGCCGGCGTCGGTGATTGTGACTGGCCATCCTTCGACGAATCCTCTGAACACGGGATAGACGACCGATGAGATTGTTGCTTCGATTTTGATCTGGCGACGCGGTAAGAGTTTTCCGTAGTAAGTGCCGGTCGTGTAGAACGGGTCGAAGATTCTAGATCGGTTGTCGAGGACGACGGTTGCGTTGCCTGACTCAAAGTCGGAAAGTTCGTCGGCGCGGCCTCGTTGAATGTTGACTTGGCGAACGTATGAGGTGACTTCGGTCCATGTTGGGGATGCAACATACGGTCCGTCGTTGAATGCGATGTAGATCTGAGTAGTTGGGAATCCCACTATCGAGCCTTGCTAGTTTTTTTCTTTGCGGCCGCTTTTGGTTGTTTGACAATCATTGGCACTCCGCCGGTCTTGGCTCCGTATGAGTTGAGTACGCTTGCAACTTCTTTGCCGATTGCTACGGGGTCGCCTACGCCGGCTTGAATTGTGATGTTGTAGTTGTTGCCAACTGTCCCAGACAGGGCTTCTGTGACGCCGGGGATGCTCATGCCGACTGCGGTGCCTGCTGCTGCGACGGAGGCTAGGTCGGCGTTGAGTCCGCCGACTGTGAGGCCGCCAGTGCCGGCGAGGAGATCCTTTGCGACTGCGTTCCCGGCGACCGGTCCGAGGTTCAAGAGTTGAGCGAGTCCCGCTTTGCCGAGTCCGGCTTTGATTAGTGATTGAAGGTTCCCGCCGAACTCTTTTGCGGAGGCAATTTGCTCTCGGAAGATGTCGCCGTATGACTTGGTCTTGACGTTTTGTGCGGCGGCTACTGCTGCTTCTGCGTCGGCGACTTTGTTGAGTGCGCTTGCGTAGGCGATGGCGTCTTCGTTCGCTTTTGCTTGATTGAGTTCGGCGTAGGCATCTTTGCGATCTTGGAGGGCCCTTGTGATTGCTTCGCTCCGATCTTTCTCTTGATCTGTTGCGTCTGAGAATGCGTTCGACAGTGAGACAGAGGCGGTCACAGAATCTCGAATGCTCGCAACATAGGAGCGGAGACTGGACTGTGCATTCTTGAGACTGCTGCGTAGACCGTCTACCTTTTGTTTCTGTTTGTCGGCCGCGCCAGAGGCTTCGAGGTCTGCTGCGGCTCTGGCGGCTGCGGCGTCTGAGTAGAACTTTTGGAACGTCTTCAAGTCTCGAGATGCGACTGGCCCGACGTACTCGTTGAGTTCCTTTTGATTCGTGATGGTCGTTCTCAACGCTCCGGCGTAGTTCGTGGCGGCTGCGGCTGCGTTGTCCATGCTTGATTTGATCTTGATGAACGCGGCAACTCCGGCCAGTGCGGTCACGATGCCGATACCGGTAGAGACTTGGACTGCGGTGAAGGATGTTGCGAGTGCGTAGTTGATGCCGGTGGCGATGACGGCTGCGGCCTTGAATGCCATCATTGCTCCCTTGACTGCGACGACACCAACTGCGACGCCTCCAAGAGAGACGGCGAGACCTCCGAGTAGTGCTGCGTTTTGACCGGCGAAGTTGGCGAGGTTGACGAATGACGGGATGAGACTGTTCAACACTGGTAGGAGCGCGGTCCCGATGGACTCTTTTGCTTCGTCGATTGAGTTTCTTAGGATGGCCATCTGTCCGGCGTAGGTTTTGGCTGCAACTGCGGCCGCTCCTGAGAAGTTGTTGTTGAGGATGTCGATGACGTCGTTGAATGTCGCTCCGTCTTTGATCGCTTTCTTGACTTCTGGCGACAGTGTGGCCAGTGCTCTCATGTTCCCGGCGTAACCTTTTGAGAGTGCATCGGCAACATCGGCGGCGGATCTATTTGTTCCCGCGCCTGTCTCGATAGCGACGTTGACTAGGTCTTGAGCCTTTGCGACGTCTCCAGTGGCAACGGTCAAGGACTGGAATGCGCTGCGAAGGTCTGTGTCTGTGACTGCTACGGATCGTTGAGTGGCGTCGATGTATCGCTCAACCGAGGCAACTTGTGCGTCTGATGCACCGGCGGAGGCTTTGAGT